TTGAAAGCGTGGTGACCGCCGTGTTGACTAAAGTCCCTGATGTAGGCAAAGTTACCGCAGTTGTCCCAGTTACTGTAAATGTTGTTCCAAAGTTACCGCTGATCGTGATCGTGCTTGCAGAATTGTTTGCAACACCAGTACCGCCACGGTTTGCAGCCACTGCAACACCATTCCAAGTGGCACTCGTAATCGAACCCGCATAATCAAATGTATTGGTTGACCAAGTTACATTCGATGGCGCTTGAACGTGAACGTCCCAAGACCCAGCCGTTGTTGCGTTGGACAGTAAGGTAATTTCTACAAAACCGCCAGCCTGAACCGTTGCAATCGTTGTGCTTGAGTTGTTGGTGACCGTGATTGCGCCAGAACTTTGATTGTTGTTGAACGAAAAGACTGCGCCGTTGGCCAAAGTCGTGCCACTTGGCAATTGGTATGTCTGGCCACCAGAACCCGTCACTGTATATCTAGTCGATGAGCTGACCGTAAGAGTGGTTGTTGTACCGGCTGCTGCAACATTCGTGAAAGTGCTTAAAAACGAATTCGCTGATACGTTTTGGCTTGAATCTCTGAGAACAACTGAAGTGGCGCCAGTTGTAGGATAACTTGTTCCCCATGCGCTACCAGTTGACAGTGGGATACCCGCGCCTGGATAAACCCCAGAAACCGTACTCCATGACGTATTGGTTCCATCTGTCGTCAAATACTTACCAGAGTTCCCAGTCTGAGACGGGATCAATGAGCTGATCTGGGTCTGCAAAGACGCCAAGGTATCGACAACATACTGAGAAGTACCGCCTCCGTTGGAGACAATCTTGATCTTCTCAGCCAAATCCATTGGCATGACTTCGCCGACATCGATCTCAGTGCCGTTGCTTAACGTGATCACCAAAGAACCATCGAAGTCTAGGTGAGCGTTGACAACTGAAATACCGTCTTGGCCATCAATACCATCACGGCCATTTAGACCGTCACGACCTTTAGGGCCAGCTTGACCGTCACGACCAGGCTTACCGTCTTTACCGTCACGGCCATCAGTACCATCAATTCCATTGCGACCGTCTTTGATCGTTAAAACACGTTTCTCAATGGCGTTGCCTACATTGTCAAACCTGTCTTTGATGTCAGACTCAATCTTTTTCAGCGCTTGGATGACGAGTTGTACATTTTCAGCTGCTTTTCTCTGCTGCATCAATTTGACTTCAGAGACAGAATTGTTGACTGCGCCAAAGATGTTATCGGCGACGCCATCAATATTGCCGTCGTTGAATATGTTATCGATTGCCATTGTTTAACTCCGAGGTAAGTTTCTCAAGAAACTGATTTTCCAAATCAACGACATTGTTCTTTGCGTTGCCCATTTGCAATTCAACCATCTTTGATTTGTTCTTAATATCAGCCTCTTTGAGCATCAATTCAGCGATTTTAACCCTCTTATCGAATTCAGCACTAGCCTGATCGGGTTGCTTTGGTAAGTTATTCGTCAATGCAGACTGGACTTTGGCCTGAACTTCTTGAGGTTTCATTTGAGCCTCAACCGCCGTCAATGTCGCATCAGCGCGATTCTTCTCGGCCTGAGTTGTGCTAACCGCAATATTGGCTTGCGCTGCTTGCAAGGCCAATTGTTGTTGCACTTGTTGCATTTGAGCTTGCTGTGGATCGGGTTGCGCCATCTGGGTCAGGGACTGCATCAACTCGGCCTTGTTGCTCAAAGATGAATTGTTGACAATGCCTTTCAGGATCAGTGGCATGACTGGCGTATTTGGCCCCAAGGTTTGCAGCAAAGCGATGAATTGTTGTTGCTCATATTCCCTAGCAATGATGCCCAAAGTCGCAGTCGGGATAAAGTTCATATCAACTGCTGGGTATCTGTTCGGGTCAAACTGCATATATCTGAACGCAGCCTTTTTGATGAAAGGAACCAAGAAATCTTCTTGAAAGTTGATCAGTGTTCTCTTGTATTTCTTGATGATCGACGCGACGGCCATTGAAATACCACCAGCGCCACCGTCTCTAGCGACTTGAGATACCATACCATTCGAGTCCAGAGTACCCGTTGCCTGTAAGAGCATACGCTCAAACTCTTTTGATGTCTGGAGATTTGATCCATCTGTATTACCGAACTTGAATGGAAACAATATGTCTGCCGGTGCGCCGTTGGTCAGAATCGCCTTGCCAGGCTTGACCTCGAACTTGGCGCCTCTGGGTAAACGAGTCGCATCCATAGCGATCATGGGAGAAGTCGTCAGCGCCAAAGAGTCTAGATGGCTGCGCACTTGCGCGTCCATCGACTTTTGCATATTGTAAGCCTTCTCCACCGTACCGCGACCGAGCAAACGATTGGGAACCGTGTCGTTTTGATAGCTCAAAACTGGACGATCTTTCATCATGTACGGGTTTTCTTCGGCCTTTAAGAGCTTAGAGCCGTTCGCAATGACAATCACGGCCTCAACCATGTCTGAATAATCTTCAGCCAAAGACGAATCTGGGAACAACTTCACAACATCTTTGTTTTCTTCCAGATTGTCCAAATACTCGCGTGGCACTAAGCCGTAATACGTCAGCACCAAGACTTTATTGTCTGAAAACTGGGTGACTTCTTGCGTTGCGTCCAAAGACTCGTCGTCTGGATCAGTACCAACGTCAACCTTGCGATAGATACCCTTCTCGATACCTTCGACGACCTTATGGATTGACACGAACTTCTCGATGGCCACGCCCATGCAGTCGTCAACCGATGTTCCATTGGGGTCAAAGATGAAGTTCTTAGGGTTGACGGGATTGATCTTGACCGCAATGCGATCAGTCTCTGTCACGCCAATGGCTGCTTGTCCCATCTGGTTCGGGATGGGCTTGGTCGTTGGCGTGTACTCTTTTTCAGACTTGACAATGATCTCGCCAATGCCAGTGCCATAGATTTCAGACATCAGACCGATGGCGTCAATTGACTTTCTGATCTTGTCTTTCTTGAAATCCTCCATCAATTGAGCTTTTAGCGCCAAGACATCAAAAGGATTGCCATCGACGTCCTGAATATTGTCCTCAATGTCAAAGAACTCGCCTTGACCAAATACAGCCTCCATGATCTCGGCGTGGCGGGTTTCTACAGCTTGTTGAGTGGCTGGAGTGATGATTCTTGAGCGCTCAGAGTCGCGCGTCTTGTCTTCTTCAGCCCATTGACCGCGAAAGATACGCTCATATTCTTCCCAATCGGGTAAGAAATTCGCATCTCTATACTCTTTCCAACGATCACAGTGATCCACAACGAAGTTCACCAAGTCTTTGTCGGAGTCGGTTTCTTCTTGGAACTGATCGGGTTCGAGTTTGCTTTGTTCTGTTGCCATATTACCTCACCGTGTCCCCAAAGGGGTCTTGATATTGTGGATTAACAGGTGCGTAGTTTACCCCCAAATCTAGGGACAACGGCAAAACGCCAAGCTCATCATCTGGCTTGACTATATCTTCATCTTGATTTGGATTATCTACTATTGGCAAATGATTGTCCATCACACTCCACTAATAATATCTACGGGTTCCCAGTCTTCGTCCTCTCCTTCCATAAAGTAGGAGGTGACGGCCAACTGGTCAATATAGGACGCGCTGTCGATCAAGTCATCGTGGACGCCATTGGCTGGAAACATCAATAACTGATCAATGAACTCTGTCCAGTCGTGCTTTGAATTCAGGATGATTCTCCCATGTTCAAAGCGTCCTTGCAATGCCCAGATTATTCTGTCAGCCTTTTTGCGGTTCCCGTGGGTCAAATCCTCAATGTGGCAATAGATGCTCGACTTGCGCATCAAGTCCGACAAATACGGTAAAACAGCGTTCTTTAAGGCGCCACGCTCGATGCCCACACTAATAGGACGGTACTTTCTGATCTTCATCAGTATCTTTGACGCCGTCTCCCGAATGTCCCATCTTCCATGCTCGATCTCAGTGATGAACCATTTTCCGTCATCGGTGACTTTGGCAATTGTGATGGCCGACTCGTCTAACCTCTTTTTCGCGTTGGCTGCTTGTTTAGCAACCTCCTCGAAACCCGCCAAGTCAACGGCGATGAAATACGAACCGTGTTCGGGTTCTTCGCCGTACTTGATCCATTCTTCTTTAAAGAGATTACTTCCCGCATTGTCAAAGGACGCCAAGTATTCTTGCTTGAACGCAAAGCTCGACAAGGTTTTCTTGGCCGACTCAATCTCTTTCTCATCGATCATGGGGTTGTCTTTTGTCGTGAAGTGCCACGACTTCCAGTCGTCGTCCGTCTCATTCTGCCCCAAGTTGTACAAATCATAGAACCAATTGCGCCCTTTGGGAGTTCCGATAAAGATGGCGCGACCCTTTTTGTCTGACAGAGACGCGCGAATGACTTGCTCCCAGGCTTCGGGCTTGATGTCGGCGACCTCGTCCAAAACAGCGTAAGTCAAAGAGACACCGCGCAAAGTGTCAGGACGGTCGGCGCCACGCACATATATCTTGGCACCATTGATCATCGTGATGTCCATCTGGTTGACGTGAGATGACGCAATGACCTCTCGGCCGATGTCCATGAGAACGTCCCAGATGATCTGCCGAGCCTGTCCATTGGTAGGCGCGACATACATGACAGCTGAACCAGCCGGACATTTCAGCGCCTCGATGATGAGAGTTGTGGCTGCCAGTCTACTCTTACCGCAACGGCGACCAGCTGCGACAACTTTGAATCTGGTCTTGTCCGTAATGACGGTTTGTTGCCATGGGAGGAGGGAGAAGTTCAGGTCAGCCATTGTTTGATTCTATGTCCTCGATGTCGTCGTCTTTGCTGTCTTTTGGTAACGCCAAGGTTTTGGTGCTGACGGTCAGCTCGTTCTCGATGATCTGGGTCGCACTGTTGTC